AGCGGGTATATATGACATGCAAGCTTTAAGATATGGAGTAGGAGGTCATTATAAATTTCATGTAGATGACGGTCCAGGTATGAATAGAAAATATAGTTCTATATTAATGCTCAACAACGACTACGAAGGTGGAACTTTATGTTTTAAGCTTGATGATGAAATTGTTGAAATGCAAACAACACCAGGTAAATTAGTTATTTGGCCAAGTAATTTTATGTTTCCACATTCAGTTAAACCACTTACAAAGGGAGTGAGATATTCAGTAGTATCATGGATGAAATGAAGAACGGATATAAATTAGTAAAAAATTTTCTTAAAAAAGAAGAAATGGATTTACTAACTCATTATACAAGATTGAAACATAGAACTAATTTTGACAGTTTTGATTTACGACAAAGCGATCAAGGAGATAGTATGTTTTATGGAGATCCTGTTACTGACGCACTATTAATAACTAAAAAAAGTTTGATGGAAAAAGAAACTGGATTACAATTATTACCTACTTACACTTTCTGGAGAATGTATACTTATGGTGCTGATTTAAAAAAACATACAGATCGACCATCTTGTGAATATAGTGTGACTGTGAAGATAAGTTCTTGTGGAGTCAAATGGCCTATATTTATGGCAGGAAAAGAAATAGAACTTGAAGACGGTGATGCAGTCATATATAAAGGTTGTGATCTCGAACATTGGAGAGAAGAGTTTAAAGGCGATTGGCACTCTCAAGTTTTTATACATTATGTTAATAAAAATGGTCCACATAGAGAATGGTTTAAAGATAAGAGAGTAATGTTAGGAATTAAAAAATGAAAATAATTCATCATACAAGATCAGGACATGCAGAGATAAAATTTAGTTGGAAAGAGATTTGGACAATTGTAAAAAATAGAAAACTTACTCTAACGCCTGAGGGCTTGCAGAGTTTTGGTGCTGGCCTATTAAATATCATCATGGAATGGAATCTACAAAAAATGAAAAAAGTAGAAGAAAAAGATGTTGTAGATCCTAATGATAAGACAGATAAATAACAATTTTCAATATATTTAATTACCCAATGGATAGTGTTATACTCTGATATGGCTTTAGCAAAAGTAAAAATAGCACCAGGATTCGATAAACAATCAACACCCTCAGACGCAGAAGGTCGTTGGGTTGATGGAGATAATGTTCGTTTTAGATATGGAGAACCTGAAAAAATAGGTGGCTGGGAAGCATTGGTAGATGATAAAATAGTTGGTGCTGCTAGAGGACAACATGTTTGGGCTGACACTGATGGTAAAAGATATGCTGCAATAGGAACTGACAAAGTTTTAATTATTTATTATGAAGGTGCTTTTTACGATATCACTCCTTTAGAGACTGACAATTTTCAGACAGGTGCCAGTATAACAACGACCAACGGACAAACAACGGTCACTATTACAACATCAGGATCTCATAATTTAGAAGTGGGTGAGATCACAACATTTGCTAACGCTGGATCTTTTACCTCTGCCAACACAGTTTACACAGCTGATGATTTTGACAATAAACTTTTTGAAGTTCAAACCGTACCTACAACTAACACATTTACAATAACAATGCCCTCGGCTGAAACTAAATCAGGGGTTACAACAAACGGTACTTTAGATGTTAATCCTTACGAGCCTGTGGGACCATTAAATCAAACTTACGGATATGGTTGGGGTACATATTTGTTTGGAGGACGATCAATCGCTTCCACAACTACGACAATCAACAATGGCGGTGTAATGTTAGTAGGTGCGAATACTGTTGTGCTTACAAGCACTGCAAACTTACCTTTAACCAATGGTAAATTAAGAATTGGGTCTGAAGATATGAGCTACACTACAAATACCACAGGCACTAACACGATCAGTGGTATCACTCGTGGTATAAATGGAACAACCGCAGCGGAGCACGCTAACGGATCTACTGTAACTGACATTACAGATTTTGTTGGATGGGGCGATGCTTCTGCCTCTAGCACAGTAACGATTGAACCTGCAAATTGGTCATTAGATAATTTTGGTAATATATTGATTGCAACAATTCACAATGGCAGAACTTTTACTTGGAATCCACTTGATTCAAATGCATTACAAACAAGAGCAGTGATTGGCACTGGAATGCCAACAAGATCTGTTATGTCATTAGTTTCAGATAGAGATAGACATCTATTTCATTTGGGAACAGAAACAACTATTGGAACACCGTCTACGCAAGATAAAATGTTTATAAGGTTTTCTGATCAAGAAAGTACAAGTGATTATGCACCAACATCAACGAACACCGCAGGAACATTTCGGTTAGATGATGGAACTAGAATCATGGGAGCTTTTAAAGGTAAAGATTATATTTTAGTTTTAACCGATACTGCTGCATATGAAATGCAATTTGTTGGACCTCCGTTTACATTTTCTATTAGAAAAGTAGGTTCAAATAATGGTTTATTAGGTCAGCATGCAGGAGTGTTTGCAAACGGTGCAGTTTATTGGATGGGTAAAACAGGTGGCTTTTATGTTTATGATGGTACTGTTAAATCACTTCCATGTTTAGTAGAGGATTTTGTATTCACTACAGGTGGTAACAATCCTGGTATAAACTATAACTCAGGTCAAATAGTTTTTGGTGGTATAAATGAACTATACTCTGAAATAAATTGGTTTTATCCAACTGCAAATTCTTTAGAAATAAATAGAGTAGTAACCTATAACTTTGCTGAGGATGTTTGGACTACAGGAACATTAGACAGAACAACATGGATTGGTTCTACTGTGTATGAAAAACCTTACGCCACTGATTTTAATTCTGGAGACACACCAACATTTCCAGTGATAAGCGGTATATCAAATGGAGCATCTTTGTATTATGGACATGAAGTAGGAGTCAATCAAGCAAACGCTGACGGAACAGAAACTGCAATTTCCTCGTTCATTAAATCAGGGGAGTTTGATTTAAATGGTAATGCTGGAGTTCCAGGCGATGGTGAGTTTTTAATGAGCATAAGTAGATTTTTACCTGACTTCAAAAGAATAAGCGGTAATGCAAAAGTTACTATATTTTTAAATTCGTTTCCACAAGGCACAACTGCAGCTTCGAGTCCTTTAGGACCTTTTACTGTAAGTGGCTCAACAACCAAAATTAATACAAGAGCTAGAGCTAGATTAGCTGCTGTACAAATTGAAAACGAAAGTTTAGATGAGAGTTGGAGATATGGCACATTTAGATTTGATGTAAGGGTGGATGGTAGAAGATAATGGCAAAAATAAATATACAAATACCTGAACCTAAGAACGAATACTCTGTAGAGGATCAACGACAAATTCAACAAGCGCTAAGGACTTTGCAATCTCAATTGAACTTTTCATATGAGAATGATATAAAAAATGACAACGATACATTTAACTATTTTTTATCATGACAATACAATATAAAAATCAAGGAATTAACTTAGACAGCACGGGAACAACATCAGTATTATCTTGCCCAACAAGTGCAACTTTTATTATAAAACAAATACAAGTAGATAACTCTAGTGGTAGCCCAGTAAGTTTATCTGTGCAAGTTACAGACACTTCAGCTTCGGCTACTTTTTCTATTTCTAGAAAAGCCATAGCAGCAAATACTGTATCTAATATTATAACTCAAACCTTAGTTCTTGAAGGCGGTGATGTCTTAAAAATGACAGCAGGCACTGCGGATGAAATACAGGGAATTATATCCTACGCACAAATCGACAGATCGCAGGAGAATGGCTAAACAAATTATATTTAGTGATTCTATTTCTATTACTGAAATCAAAGACTCTAAATTAGATAATTGGATTGAAACAACTTTACAAAAAAGTAAACAGAATGATGATGGCGTTGTGGTATCTAATGTTGGTGGTTATCAAACAAAACCTTTTCTTACTAAAGAAATCACTGAGTTACTTGGTGGCCCTGCAGCTATAGCAATCAAGGATTTTACAGATACACATTTTAAATTCGAAATGTCTAATGTGTGGATTAACGAAAATTACAAGTATTCATATAACAATTGTCATTTTCATGGAGGCTGTCATTATTCAGGAGTTTATTATTATAAAGTTCCTAAAGACAGTGGACAATTAGAA